AGACTTATTCAATATTGCAAGTACTATTCACTAAGGCGATTGAGGAACGTGTTGTAATTACTGTTGTTGGTGAATCAATCCCAAACTTAAAGGCTGGTGCTCTGCGTGATGCTATTGAGATAGTAAATTCAAGCGATGTATTGAAGTCTTTAGTCATTGATTATAATAAAACGGAACGAATATTCACGTTTGATGGTGGTTCTGTCATGGAGTTCAAGTCCTATTTAACACCGCAAGATGCTAAGTCAGGTAAACGGGACTATCTGTTTATAAACGAGGCTCAGGGAATATCTTATGCAATATTTAACGAACTTTACATGCGGACTAAAATCCAATGTTTCATTGATTACAACCCAAACGAGGAATTTTGGGTACATGAGAAGTTACTCGGAACACGTGGTATTAAACTGTTTATCTCAGACCATAGGCACAATCCATTTGTACCAGAAAAAATACGAGAAAAGTTAGAAGACTTAAAAAATAAGGACATGGAACTATTTAAGGTCTATGCCCGTGGGATGACTGGTAAGATTGAGGGATTGATATTCAGAAACTTTGGATTTGTGGATGCAATACCAAAAGAGGCCAAGTTTATTGCCCATTACCTTGACTGGGGATTTACTAATGATCCAACGGCATTTGGTAGCGTGTACAAAATGAATGGGGAACTATTTATTGATGAGAAAATTTACACATCAGGACTAACAAATTCAGACATTATAAACAAGCTAAAAGAACTAAGAATACATCCAAATGATGAGATAATTGCCGATTCATCAGAGCCTAAAAGTATTGAGGACATCAGGCGAGCTGGTTATTTTGTTTCTGGTGCAAATAAAGGGCCAGATAGTATCATAAACTCAATAGATACATTAAAACCATTTAAACTAAATATAACCAATACATCGGTAGGGTTAAAAAAGGAAATTAAGTCATACAAATGGCAGATTGATGCTACGGGTAAAACTATTAACAAACCAGTGGATTATCTCAACCACTCTATTGATGGGATTCGGTACGTGGCCCTCAACAAATTAAAAGGCAGTGGTGAGTTTGATTATTCATTTGCTTAATTAAAGAATAAGCCATCTAATCGTTATAATATTGATGAATGAATCACACATAAATAGGCTAAGACAAGTGGCTTTAGAGATTCGAATGTTTGAACTCTTAAACCGTGACGGTTTTGGCACTAAAAAATCGCTAATTGAAGAGGTAAAAGGCGAGTTTGCCTGGCGTAAACCAGAAGAGGGAATGGACTATTTCTATTATTCTGGACCAGACGATGACAAAACACGCCCATTTTGCAAGCTAATGCTCAAAATAGACAAGGTATTTAGCACTGAAGAGATAGACAAAATTGGTGAGGAATTGAATTATGATGTGCTTAAGTACAAAGGTTCGTATAATTGCCGTCATAAATGGGTAAGATTTAGAGGTAAACGAATAAGCACACCGCCACCAACAATGCGTGAGATTCGTAAATTAATCAACAACGGCATAGAATCATGACATACAATCAGATATTAGCCGACATTGAGGCATGGGCAAACAACCATCTCCAAATACAAACGTTTGGAAATGGTGAAGAGTGGGAAGTAAATGGTACGATTAAAGCTGGTACATTATACCCTATATTCTTTGCCGTTCCGGTTAGCTCGCAGACTTTTGAAAATACAATACAACGCACATTTAGAGTGTTTTGCTTTGGGCAGGTTAAGAAAGACAAGACAAATGAGAACGAAATACTATCGGATACCGAGAGTATTGTGCATGATTTTGTAAAGTACCTTAAATATGACAATGATGACATCGGAATTATTGGTGACCCATCAATGACACCATTTAAAGAGGATTTTGGAGACTTTTGTGCTGGATGGGAGTGTGAACTAATCATTGAGACAAACTTTGCAAATGGGCAGTGTGACGCACCGACAAAATGAGAGAATATTTAGACAAAGAGACTGGATTATGGAAGTTAGGCAAGGATGGTGAGCCTAAGTTCAGAACACGTGAGGCGTGTCGTGAAGAGTTTTATATTCAGTTAGCTGAAAGGCTAAAAAAACTAAAAGAACGCATTGAGTATGCCAAGTAATTTTCCAATAACAAAAAAATATATTGAAACATACGGAAAGTCTGTTGAATCCGAGATTAAAAAACGATTGAAAGGACATGATAAGTACGCAAGTGGCAAGCTATATGAATCAATCCGTTTTATCATAAAAGAAACACCTAAAGATTTTACTTTGGATTTCACCATGTTAGATTACGGTAAGTATGTTGACAAAGGTGTCAAAGGTAGCAAGACGAACAAGGCGGGCAACACCCCGTACAAATATACTAACAAGATGCCACCGACAAAGGTGTTTGATAAGTGGATATTGCGTAAAGGATTAGCACCACGTGATAAGAAAGGTAAATTTTTGAATAGAGATAGGATTAAGTTTGCGATTGCACGAAGTATATTTTTACATGGGGTTGCACCGACTAACTTTTTCACCATACCTACAACACGAAGAGCTAAACAATTTGAGGCGGGTGTTGGTAATGCTATCGCTCAGGATTTAGATAAAATGATATGATTGAAAAATTAAACGTGCCAGACGGGTGGCAAGATGTAACGATTGGGCAGTTTCAGGAACTGTCAAACATTGACTTAGAACACAAAGATGCCGTTTTAAATGCCATCTCTATTCTTATTGACAAAGACCCTGAGGAGATAAGACAATACGATGAGATTTCATTTAATGAGATTGCAAAGGCTATCGAGTGGACACAAGAAATGCCGCAAGCGGCTAACTTTAGACAAGTCATTGAGATTGACGGTCAAAAGTACGGATTGATTAAGTTTGCCAGCTTATCAGTTGGCGAGTGGATTGATTTAGACGAGTATCTAAAAGAGCCAATTAACAATATACACAAGATATTTGCATTGATGTATCGTGAAGTTCTTGGTGGAACTGCTGAAAATTTAACACTTGCGCCATACGATGTTGAGAATGCGATTGAACGTTCTGAGGTGTTTCAAAAGTCAATGAAGATTGATAATTGTTATGGTGCTTTGGTTTTTTTTTCGAGCATCGTGGAAGAATCCACAAAGACTTTCCAAGTATATTTAGTTCTGGTGTCGAAGATGCGGAAGATTTGGAAGAAACAGAGCCAGACGAGGATGAAAAAGTGGTTGATGAAAGAATCGATAAAAGCTGGGCTTGGTATGGATTTCTCTACAAACTTGCAAAAGGAGACATTCTTAAAATCGAAACAATTACTAAACTAAACTTTATGTTTGTTATCACACATTTGTCTTACGAAATAGCTAACAAAAAATGAATAAAATAAAACAAGATTTTGCACTTAGGCTTTATAACTTTGCCGTATTAAAAGGACTTATTAAAGGAACTGATAGCAAAGAATGGATTGAAGTTGCTGAAGAGAACGTATATAAAAGACTTGCTAAATGGCAGAAGTAGTCATAACCACACGGGTAAATAATGAACTTGTCCAAAAGACGGTTGATACTTTTAGCGGACTAAAGAAAGAAATTAGAGCTGCTAAAGATGAGTTGCTTAGTCTTGAAGAGGGTTCAGAAGATTTTAAGCGTGTACAAAAAAACATATCTGAATTACAAACATCAATTAAAGGATTAGGTGATACCGCCAAGATTCAAGGTACTGGAGTTGAACGGTTGCAGCAGTCTTTTAACTTATTAAATGAAAGTTTTTTAACGGGTGATTTAGATAAAGCTAAAATTGCACTTGCTGGTGTTGGTCAAGCCATGAAGGCAATACCTATATTTTTATTGATTGAGGGTTTTCAATTACTTATTGAGAATTTTGATAAAATAATTGTTTTTTTTAAAGGTGCTACTACTGAAATAGATAGATTAACAGAGGCATTAAATGACCAAAAAGATGCGGTAGAAGATACAGTTAATTATTATAATAGAATTATAACACTAAGTAAAGCGGCTGGAGAAAATGAAATAACATTAAATAAACTCCAAATTGAGGCTGGAGAAGAAAGGTTAAAAAAACTTAAAGAAGAAGAAAAAGCAATATATGATATAATATTTGCTAAAGAAAAAAGCGGTGAAAAAACAGATGAAGAACAAAAACAATTAAGGGAATTAGATAAAGAATATTCATCAACACTAACAAATACCGCAGCATTATACTTAGAAAGAGATTCAATACAAGAAAAAGCAGCAGAGGCAGAAAGAGAAAGACGAAAAAAATTATTAGAAGACCAAAAAAAGCGTAATAAAGAATTACTTAATGAAACTTTAAAACGACTACAAGAAGAAGAGAAACTATTTTACAATAAAATAGGTGCAGAACGCAAGGCTGAACAAGATGCAGCAGCAGAACGTGAAAAGGAACGTTTAGCAGCAGAAAAGGCATATTTAGACAAGCAAGCAGAATTAGACAAACAGTTTGCCGACCTTGCAAAAGACCAAAGACAAAAGGATTTAGAGGATGAAATTGCCAAGAATAAAAAGGCAGTTGATGACAAAAAGAAGTCAGAAGATGCTAAAAAACAAGCCGTAACAGTAGGCTTAAATGCTGCTGCTACACTTACTGCTGCGTTCTTTGCATTTCAGTTGAACGGTGCTAAAGGCAACGCCAAAGAAGAGTTAAGAATCCGCAAGCAGATGTTTGAAGTTGATAAGGCTTTTAACGTGGCACGTGCAATTCAAGACGGAATCAGAAGTGTGCAAGCCGCACTCACTATTCCTCCTCCAGGCGGTCAAATACTTGCGGGTGTTAATGCTGGATTAGCAGCAGCCAACGTAGCCAAGATTTTAGCAACCAAGTTTGATGGTGGCACATCAGGCGGTGATGCCTCAGGCGGTGGAATCTCAACCGGTGGGGGCGGTGCAATACCAAATACATCAGCATCCGTGCCAGCAGCACCACAATTCAACCAAACAACACTAAACGGTGGTACTAACGACCAGACAATAAACAACCAACAATTAACAGTTAGGGCATATGTTGTTGAATCGGAAATATCACAATCTCAAAAAATAGTTGAAAGAATTAAACGTACATCAAAATTTGGATAAATGAGCATAGTATTATCGCAACAACCTCAGGCATACATGCCAGCCTACAACCCAATAATATATCAGGGTATTGGGGCAGCATCGGCAAGTCCTGGGTATTATTATAAGATTACAATTCAAGACATGATAACTGGGTCAGGCTCAAATCTATCATATAGGCTTAACCCACTTGATGATTATTACTTTATATTTGATGCATCGCCATACGTTCAAAATTACATGACACATAGTTGTATAATAAACAATTATGGATGGAAAAAAATACCATCAGTGCGTAAGTTTCAAGTAAGCGTGGCGGAATATAACGATGCTAATCCAGAACCAACGCCAATAGCAACAACAACATATAATTTCTATGCTTGGAACGGAGTTATTGATACATTGGACTTTCCAAGTTATAACTATACATCATTTATTTACGATTCAACCGCAAGTCCTATTCGTAGAATTGCTTTAACTGATTCGTTAAGTGAGAAAGTTTACCCAAATAGGTCTAATTTGTTATATGTATTGTCAGAAACAAATACAACAGATGTAAACTCTATACTTATCGTAACTAATCCAGACGGGGCATCATTTTATACAGCAAGCGCAATAGCTAACCCATATTCATCAATTAGCGATTATAAATCAAAATATGTTGGTATAGATGTTGGTTTAAAAGGACTTGCAAACATTAGCTCAGGTCTTGTAACTGGTACTTATCCAATTATTGATGCTAATGTTACACATTATGAAGTTATTTTTTACGAAGGTGGCATTGATTCAACAACACTTAAACGGTATTATTTGGAATGCGAACCCAAATTTACCGTATATACCATCCACGCATTATTTCAGAACGGACATTACAGAAGTATACATTTTAGCAAGCAATCTGAGGAAACAATTACCAAAGATTCTACCACATATAAACAAATACCGTTTGAAAATATAAGCAATATCTACACATATAGCACGCATTCATCAAGTGAACGTGTGTTAGGTGTAACTGAGACTAAGCAGATTAAATTACGCACGGATTGGATAACAGAGGCAGAATGTTTATTGTATAAGCAAATCGTAACATCACCATCATGCTACATGGATAATGGTGGCACTGATTATATTAGCGTAATACCCGTATCAAATAGTTACCGTATTATTAAAAAAGCTAACCAAAAGATGTTTGCTTTAGAGTTGGATTTTAGATATAGTTTACAAAACTTTAGACAACGAGGATGAAGTCAAGATTAGAGATAGATGGCATTAGCGTTGGTTACAATCAACTGTTGCCTATTAGCACCAATTATGCAATAGCGGATATTTACGAGCCAGATAAGCGGGATAGTTCATATACCAAGTCGATTAGAATACCTGGAACTAAGGAAGTAAACCAAATATTTGAGAATGCATTTGAGGTAAATGTAGTGACATCTTCATTTAACCCATCTGTTAAAATACCATCAAAATATTACGTTAATGAGGTGGTAATATTTGACGGTTCAATACGATTAATGAGTGTTTTGCGCAATCAAGACCATGTAATGTATGATTGTCAGTTAATTGGCAATTCTGCCAATATATTTATGGAAATTTACAATAAATTGCTTACAGACATTGATTTTAGCGATTTAGACCATGCGTTTGCTTATTCTCAACAAAAGGTAGACCCGTTTTACACATCACCAGCTCAGAAGTATTTTTACCCTAATATTGATTATGGCTTTGGGCGTTATGGTTACACTGGAATTGGTGGAACACCAGCATCATTGGTATGGTTTCACGATTTAAAGCCAGCTATATTTGAACGGGAGTATTTAAGGCGTATTTTTAGCGATGCGGGATATACTTGGACATCCGATTTTTTAGATTCATCGTATTATTCAAAGATATTTATACCGTGTGTTCGGCAAAACAAGCTACAATTAAGCCAATCTGACTTAACAAATAACCAGATTTATGTCGGTAGAATAGCAGATGCAAGCAGCTCAGGTTCATCAGGTGTTTATTCATCAGGACATTGGAACTATGCTCATTCATTTACCGTTCCATTAAATAATGATTCAAGCGGTGTTTATAATGACCCAGGCAATAATTTTAACACATCTACGTATATTTTTACCCAAGCCATTAGCGGTTATTATACCTTTTACGCCGAAATGCCGTATAGTTTGACAATTACACCGCCAACGGGCACGGTTACAATGTCAGGAACAAGCAATGTTAATCTAATTATTCAGCGTTCTGTTGATAACGGTGTTACTTGGGTTAATTATTTAAGCAATACAAATACTCAAAGCATAACATCAACAACATTTAGCACAAGTTTCTCAGTAAACATCCCTGGCACTTTGTTTACATCTGGAACGCAATGGCGTGTTAAGGCTACATCAAGCATTGTAATGAATTTTTATAATAGTGGTGGTGTTCCGATTATATCTGGGGTATCTTCTGCTGGTTTGGTTGCTAAGTCTGGTAGCTTGCTTGTGGCATTATTGGCAAGTTCAGACTTACAATACAATAATACAGTAATAATGAACGATACTGTGCCTGAGGAAGTGAGACAAATTGATTTTATTACCTCAATAATCAAGTGTGAGAATCTTTACATGGATTTAAATAAGGACATTCAGAAAGACTATATTATTGAGCCAAGAGAAGATTTTATTGATATCACAAATGCCATTGATTGGACTAAAAAACAAGATTTATCACAAACAGTTGAGATTAGGCCAATGGGTGATTTAGATGCACGTACATATTATTGGAAGTATAAGACAGATTCAGATTATTTTAATAAATTATATCAAAACGAGTTCAAAGAGCCTTACGGAACTCAACGTGTGGATGTGGTAAATGATTTTAATACATCTGATAAGACTATTGAGGTAATATTTTCAGCCACACCGACAGTAAATGGCGAAGATGGGAATATAATTACTGCACCAAGATTCTATGATTATGACTCAAATAATACAAAGTCAAACATCAAAGTAAACATTAGGCGATTGTATTATGGCAACACTAATACTAACTTTCAGATAATGTATTATAATGGCTCATCAAACACTGCCACTGGTGCGGTAAACTATTTTTGTGGGCATGTGGATGACCCAACAACACCAACAATAGACCTTTGTTTTGGCACACCACGTAAGATTTTTTGGGCATTGCCTGGACAATCATATACAAATAACAACCGATACAACGTCAGATATAAAAAATTCATTGAAGAGATAACAGATAGGGATTCAAAAGTTGTAATAACCTATGTTTACTTAAATGAGATTGACATTAAAAAGTTTGATTTCTCAAAATTGGTATTAATTGATGGAACATATTACATAGTTAACAAGATTGAGGATTATGATCCACAATTTGAAAAACCGTGTAAGGTTACGTTATTGAAGAGGAAATTAGGCCGTGTTCACGTGCCAGAATCTCAGGTTTTGGTCGGTTTAGGCGGCAATTATGTGCCAAATGGAGGCTCAAGATTTAGCTATTCTGCCAATTACGGCACTAACTCGTTTGGCACTAATAATATTAATTATTCACAAGATACATTTGTGTTTGGTGATGGTAACACAGTAAGCCCATGAGCAATTTTATAAGCGGTGACAACAACAGAATTGAGAAAAATGTAACCAATTTACACGCTATTGGTTGTAACGACCAAGTATTTGATGAATCGCACTCTGATAGCGTGAGGATTAAGGGTGATGCCCTTGTGATTAAAGACACAGAAATAGTGTCTAATGTGCCAACATCATTGCCATTGTTGGAACGGGCATCCAACGAAAGTGGAAATTTTACCGTTGTTCAGTCTAAAGATGTCTATTTTGTGGACACCACACTTGGCGATGTGGATTGCAAACTTGATAATATTGGGATTGAGATTACCATTATAAAAATAAGTGTGGCAAACAAAGTAACATTTAGCTCAACGGGAAGTTCTATTATTGAAGTTAGCGATTTACTTGCAAAAAAAGACAAGGTCATCATTCATTATGATGCCGTAAATGACACATATTGGGGTTTGCAATAATTTCCATGCACAAAACACACTTTTTTTCGTTATAGTATTTGATGAGTACTATCAAAGGACTTAAAGTTTATAAATTGACGATTGATGCAAGCAAAGGCACTAAAGGTGTTGAATTTGTATCTTTTGTTGATTATCCAGCCATTGAAAAGGATTTCATGGCCTTTAACTCATCAAATCGCTATCAATTTAACGCTGAACAACGCATCGTGACTGGCCCAGTAATGATACCAGACATGCCAATTTACCGCAGCGATATGCAACGTGGTGAATTTTATGTGATGTTTGAAAAGCCAACAATTAAGGCATTGAACGAGAAGTTTATGTCTGAACAACGCACTTTGAATTTTAACTACATGCACAAAGACAACTCACAAGTTGATTCTGTTGTATTGGTTGAAAATTGGATTGTAAATGAGGGCGATAATAAAGCTAAACAACTTGGATTTGATGTGCCAGTAGGCTCTTGGATGATGTCTGTTAAGGTTAACAATGATAAGTTTTGGCAAGAGCAAATAAAAACAAAGACAGTTAAAGGATTCTCAATCGAAGGATTTTTTGACATGGAATTTTATAAAATAAAAGCGATGCAAATAAAAACTAAAGACGGTAAAACGTTGAACTCAACCGCTGAGATATTAGCCGTTGATGTTGAATTAACCGAGACTGTTGACGGAAAAGAAGTTCCGGTAGCAGACGGTGAATATGAATTAGAAAATGGAACTATTATTCAGGTTGTTTCTGGTAAAATTACTGAAATTTCAGCACCATCAGAAGACTTAACACCTGAGGAAATGGCCTCATTATCAAAAATCTTTTCAAAATTATTAGAGCCAATTAACGCTAAGTTAGCTGAACTCGAAGTAAAATTTGAAAATCAGGCTGCACCAGCACCTGTACCAGCTCCACAACCAGAATTGAAGCCCTCTGCTGTTGAGTTAGTTCGTGAGGCTTTATCAAAAATTAAAAAACAAAAATAAAAACAATGGGATTAGTTGACTCAACAACCTACACTGGTAAAGACTTAGATGGTTTTTACTCAGTAGCGTTACTGACTGGTAACACTAAATCGTTGGTACGCCAAGTACCCAACGTGAAAAGCAAAGTTAAATTAGGTTCTTTGAACTTAGGAAACATTTTGCAAGCCGATTCATGCGATGTGTCTGAATCAGGAACATATACTTTAGCACAAAAAACACTTGAAGTATGCGATTTCGCCATCAACGTGCCTTTGTGTATGAAGGACTATGAAACCAATTATTTATCAACCAAATTAAAGCCAGGCTCAAACGTTCCTGACAATTTCCCACAAGATTTCATGGGTTATTTGATGTTCTTGGTTGCTGAAACTATCAGCAAACAAACTGAGGCTTTATTCTGGGCTGGTAACACGGCTGGTTCACCAGCAACATTGTGTGACGGTTTAATTAAGAAATTCTTAGCCGATGCAGCAGTATTGGATGTTAGTTCACCAACCACTTTGAGTGAATCAAACATTGTAGCTGAATTGACTAAAGTGATTAAAAAAATCCCTACCACAATGCGTGACAAAACCAAGACTAAAATATTTATTAGTCCTGAGGCATCACAATTCTATGAGTTAGCATTATTGTCTTCTGCACCAGCTATCTATGCGTACAACAACGCTGACTTAACTGGTAAATTCATGGGTTACTCTTTGGTTGTATCTAACGGTATGCCAGCCAGCACAATGGTAGCTTGTGACCCAATGAACTTGTGGTTTGGTTGCGATGTAATGGATGAAGAGAATGAATTAAAAATCATCAACGACCGTGAAATCACCGGTCAAAAAACTGCCCGTATCATCACCTCATTTAAATTTGGTGTTGAGTATGGTAACGGTTCAGAAGTTGTACTTTACGGTACTGGTTCATAATTAACGGGAATAAAGCGGATGGTGTAAAAGCCATCCGCATACCCACTAAAAAACAATAAAAACATGTCGTGTACCTTCATATCATCAGGAATTACAAAAGACTGCTCAAACAACGTTGGTGGTCTTAAAACGATTTACATTACTGAGTTAGAAAATGTTGACAGTTACACATTAGCAAGTCCAGGTAGCCACATCAGTGCCATCACAATGGCCGTTGGTGCTAAGTTCTACGAATATCAATTCAATAAAAATACAAGTTCATTCACTGAGGTGCAAGCCAATAATCAGCAAAATGGAACTGAATTGGTAACACAAACCATTACTTTGAAATTCAACCGCAGAGAGCAAACCAAATACAACAAAATTAAGTTGTTAGGTAACTTTAAAGATTTAGCGGTAATTATCAAAGATTCAAACGACTTATATTTCTTTGTTGGTTTGACTAATGGCATGAACTTGACTGAAATCAACTCTGCTACTGGCGTATCTAAAACAGATTCTAATAACTACACATTAACTTTGGTTGGTGAAGAGCCTATCTTAGCCACAGAGGTTGCCTCATCTGTTATCTCTGGCATTGTAGCTTAATTTTAACTGAATTTTAAATGGGGCAAGCTATATAATGGTTTGCCCCTTTTTATTAAAATGATTATTTACAAAGGACAAAATAACAAGATAGGAGTAACGTTGAAAGAAAAACAAACGCTTACTTTGTCTGACTTTGTATTTAAGTTCACTAACGACATGACTGGTAAGTCAGTTACATGCACATCTCAGGATGTGTCGTTATATCCGGATAGGATAAATATATTTTACATTGCTGAGAATAATACTCCAGATCCTATCAATGCGGTTGTTAGTTTAAATCCATCAGGCATGTGGACTTATGAAATTTACGAAGTGCCACAAGCATCACCAAAAATATTAGACATTTCACAGTCTGTTGCTATTTTAGAAACGGGCATTTTAATCGTTAAAGATATAGAAAGTATTGTAAACACTTTTAATACTGACGAAGATAAAAACAACAGTACATTTAATGGGTAAACTTGACGAAATAAGGGCTTTATTAGGCGCAAAATTAAAGGAGAAAAAATCAGAGACTTTTAGCTTTGGTTCTGCTTATAATATTTCTGAAGTACCTAAAATCATTGAAAAAAAGAACAAAGATTGGGTTTATTGGGGAGAAGATAATTTATATCCATTAAAATTAAAGGATATGAAGACCGCATCAGCTATTCACAACGCTATTGTTAAGACTAAAACTAAACTGACGGCTGGTGATGGTTTATTGATAAACGGGGCAACAAACGAACAAGCAAGTAAATCAAATTACCAAGCATTAGATGTAAAAACTAAGGCGGCATTTGATTATGTGACTAAAAACGAGCAAGGTGACATGTCATTGGATGAGATTATGCGCAACCTTGCCAATGATTTACAGACTTATGGTTGCTATGCTTACTCTCGTGTGTATAATAATGATTTTACAAAGCAATACAAAATAAAATATTATCCCGTATTTAAGATTCGTGCGGCTAAAAAAGAAGATGGTAAAGTAAAAAAATACTACTTTCACGAAGATTGGACACAAGAAAAGCAACGTGGATTTGAGCCAAGTGTAATATTTGCCTACGATAAGAATGACAAAGAGAATTATGAGCAGTTAGTGTTTCGTAAAATTGGTGATTTAGAATACTACGGTGAACCAAGCTACTCAGGTGCTTTAACTTGGATTCAGACAGATTTTCAAATGGGTTTGTTCCACTTGTCAAACATTACAAATGGAATGAATCCAGGAATGCATTTCTCATTTTATAAACTGCCATCAAGTGAGGATGACAAAGAACGGATTTTGGAGGACTTGCAACGTACATACATGGGTGCTCAGCAAGCTGGTCGGTTTATTACAACATTCTCAAACGGTAAAGAATTAGCACCCGATATTAAAGCCATTGAAACATCTAATCTTGACAAGCAGCTAATTACATTGGCTGAGTTGTGTGATAAGAAGATTTTATCAGGTCATCAGCTAACATCACCGTTATTGGTTGGTATTTCCGTGTCCGGTCAACTTGGTGGTAATACTGAGTTACAAGTAGCTTATCAGATATTTGACAATGTTATCATGGGTTCAGATAGAAACATGTTAGATAAAGATTTACAGTTTATTTACGGGTTAAACGTGCCAAATGTGACGGTAGAGATTAATCCATTTAATCCATTTAAAGTAAGACCGCAATAATGGCATACGCATACTTTATATCAGAACGCTATCTAAAGGACAACTCACCATTGAGTGACAATTTGGATATTAAGGAGATTTATTCCTATGCTCGCAGTGCTGAGGATGTTTACATCCAGGAGGCCATTGGTTCACCGTTATATGATAGGTTAATTGCTGGATTATCAGCGTCACCTCAAAACATTACGGCAAATGAGACCGTATTATTACGCAAGATTCGTGATTGTATGGTTTATTTTACATGTTATGATGCTTTGCCATTTATTTGGGCAAGAGTGCGCAATATTGGCGTAGTAAAGCAAAGTGGTGATAATATGGAAGTGGTTGCACAAAGTGAGATGGAGTATTTACGCAAGCAAATCAAGGATAAAGCGGATTTTTACTTACGCAGATTGCAAGATTATTTGTGTTCAAATAGTCACTTATACACGGAATATAGTGGCCCATATTCGTGGTCTGATTTGTACCCTAACCCGAATGTAAGCAACTCATCAGATATTGCAATACCAAGAGAAAAAAGACAATTAGATAATATATTAAGATTTATACCAAGAAAATAACATGTATCACGAAAGACTAACAGCTGGTGCTGGCTCTGTATTGATTGCAGACACCACCACAAGAACATCCCAAGCCATCTATGCATTTATTGTGCAAGAAGACACCGTTATAGCTACCGCACAAGGTGGAACTACTGACGTTATCGCCTCACCGGCAGAAGTTGACTTTGTAACTGAATTTGGCATTAGTGGCAAGACTTTAAAGCAAGGTGCTTTGTTTCTTTGCCCTAAAGGAGAGACTATTCAGACTATCAAGTTAACATCAGGTTCAATTATAGCGTATAAATAATGATTGGAATAGGCATATCGCCGTTGTTTAAAAGAGGTGGTGGAGGTAGTGTATCGTATGGACCATATACCATTGCGTTTAATACACAAGTATTGACTGCTGGTGGTAGCCTTACACCATCTGAATTATCTGCTTTGACTTTGTTTGAAACAAGCATGGGTTCAGATATGGCAGAATTTGATAGATTGTGGATTCATGGTTTATCAAATCAAGTAGCTGCACGTACATCGTTTGTTAACCCGACATCTACCCCACTTACTGAGGTGAATAGTCCGACGTGGACGGCTTATGAAGGTTATACGGGGAATGGTAGTTCAAGTTATTTAGATACAAATTTTAACCCAAGCACAAACGGCTTAAAATATACTTTAAATAATGCATCTCATAGTGTTTATTCAAGAATTACAGCATATTTTTGTGCTATTGGTTTATTAGACACTATTGGAGGTAACAAAATATCCCGAATTTACCCAAATTATTATAATACATATATTATTTATTCAAATAATCAAGCTGGAGATACATTGTTAGCATCTTATTCAACAAATTATGAAAAAGGTTTGTTGTCAGCAGTTAGATTATCAAGCAATAGTGTGAAATATTACCGAAATGGATCTCAATTACTTTCAGATACAACCTCAAGTAGTGGATTAGCTAATTTAAATATGTTTTTACTTGGTTGCAATTATAATGGAAATTTAACAGAGCCTGGTGCATACAATATTTCAATGTCACACATTGGTAGCGGTAACATAAACCAATCAAACTTTTACAACGCAGTACAAACATTAGGCACATCATTAGGATGGGCAATATAGATATGAATTTTTATAAATTAACAAAACAGCAAGCAGATACATTAGGTCGTTTTGAATACGCACCAAATCAAGTATTTGACCCATACATCAACGATGGTTATGACAACTATTATGTAAGTCAAGAGATGTATGATTTATTAAAAGATACAAAACAATTTAAAAAATTAGATTTTACTAAATTGCCAACTGTTAATAAAATTGACTTTAAACCAATTAAATTGTGAAACTAATCATTTACACCATTATTGCCATATGTATCAATATTGCTTATTTGGTTAACTATGGTGCAAATAAATGGTATTTGTTTGTAGTTACTCCTTTGACATTTGGTGGTGTAATTATGTGGATTATTAATAAACCTAAGAAATGAACTTAACATCTATTCCTTATCAAATTATTATATTCTTTGCAACACAGACTGCTGCCGTAGTTTGGTTTTTTATTAAACTTTATTTTAAGGTTGAAAGTATGAGCAAAAAAGTGTCAGAGTTGGATTCTGAGAATAAGGAATTAAAGAAGCAATTAAGCGATTTAAAGGACATATTGATTAAGGTTGAGAACAACACACATCTATTGATGTTAGGCCGCATTAAGACTGGTGCTAAGGAGGCTAAATGATAAGTAAACACATCACATATAATGAGGCTACATTAAGCCCAACCGCATTAAGATTAGGCATAAATAACAAGCCAACAGAGCAAGAGTTAAAAAACATGCAGCTGGTAGCTGATAAATGCTTTGAGCCATTACGCAAGTGGTATGGCAAGCCTATCAAAATAAATTCATTTTTTAGATGTAAGGCTTTAAATGATGCCGTTGGAAGTAAAGACACAAGCTATCACAGACTTGGAATGGCTATTGATATGAGTGCGGGTAGCAAGGAAGAAAATAAAAAATTACACGATTGGTGCGCTAAAAATTTAAAGTTTACTGAACTAATCAATGAGTATGATTTTTTATGGGTGCATATAGCTTACAATCCCGCAAGTCTTACATGTACGTTAAAGGTTATTAAATAAGAAACCCCGCAGCAGAACGCTAACGGGGTAACTGAAACCAAACTACCAAACACTGCAAATATATGAAAAATTTTATAAATAAACTAATATCATCCTTAGATAATTCTAAAGCTGGATTCTCAGGCCGTAAGCTAACTGCAATGGTGTTGGTGCTATTAGTGTGCTATATTCATTATAAGTACATTGACAAGGATAATTGCATCGAGGCTATGATTATAGACCTTAGTGGCGTAATGCTTTGCTTGGGATTGGTGACTGCTGAGCAAGTGTTGAAGTTAAAAGGAACTCCACCGACACCGCCAACACAATAGATATGTTGCACAAATGAACATATTTAAAAGATATGTTTAAAATATGTGATAATTTAAACGTATATTTGCAAAATGACTTACCAAACATTAACATCGCCAAGTCCCATGAAACCATCACCGATTTGGCTATTAATAATGGCTTATGTATTGGCAATTATTGTATTGTTTGCGCTAAACTCATGCTCATGTGATTATTACGTACGTAAAGCCAAACTAAAGTGCGGATATACCACCAAATCAGACACCGTGTGGCGTAAGGATACCACGTACATTCACGAGGTGACTAAAGACACTGTATTTAATTATTTTCAACGTGATACTGTTGTTGTGCGTGAGGGTAGGCTAACAATGAAGTATTTTTATAATACCCACGATTCAACCGTATATTTAAGTGGCAAGTGTGACACCGTATTTATTGTCAAAAATGTGCCAACGGTAGTAAATACAACGGAAATAAAGGATAGTGTATGGCCTATATTACTCAATATCTTCAAATTATTAGTGGCGATTATGTGTGCAGTTGGATTGTACAAACTAATCAAATCTAAATGAGCAAAAATTACAAAAGTGAGTTAATAAAAGACTACCTTAGCAAATACCCAAAACATCCGAACTTAACCATTGCAAAACTTATTTATAACGAAAATAAGAAAGTATTTACAAGTGTTGAAACTGTTCGTGCATTTATACGTGGTTTGAAAGGTCAAAAAGGTAATTATCACAGACAAAACACAAAGGACAAATCACTATACACTGAGCCTGGTAGCAATAACCCATTTAACTTACCGGAATCTTATGCGGATGATTTTAACCCGTTTGTAATTAGCCAGTCAAACGGTTTGATTATATCTGATTTACACGTGCCTTATCACCACGTTGATTCAATTACACAAGCAATCAGATACGGTCAGCAAAAGAAATGTAATTTTGTTTTAATTAACGGTGATTTATTGGATTTTGCCATGATTAGCCGACATGAGAAAGATTGGAGACAGCGCAAGCCACATGAGGAGTTTGAATCGGCAAGAACCATATTAAAAGCCATCAGAAAGGCATTTCCAAACGCAAGGATAGTGTTTAAAGAGGGCAATCACGATGAACGTTGGGAGAAATGGTTATTTGTTAAAGCACCTGAGCTATTTGGAGACCCTGAATTTACACTCGAGGCACGGTTACAATTAGGTGAGCTGGGAATTGAGATTGTAAAGAACAAAAAACCAATAAAGATTGGTAAACTAACCGTTTTACACGGTCATGAATTGGCAGGTGGATCTGGTGGTGTTAATCCAGCCAGAGCTACGTTTTTAAAGACATTAGATAGTGTTTTGGTAGGCCATTACCACAAGCGGTCATCACATGATGAGACAACAATGGGGGGTAACGTGATTAGTGTGCAATCAATGGGATGTTTGTGTGGAATGAATCCGCATTACATGCCCGTGAATAAATGGCAGCATGGGTTTGTCCATGTTGAGCATGATATTAAGACTGGCGAATATATGCTACACA